GGCACGGAATTGATGACTAAGTCATCAAAACCGGGCAATTTTATTGGCCTGCGAATAGCACGAATCCTTTTCAAGCTCATGTGTGTAACTTCACCATTAAAGTCGCGCTTCGCCTGAACCCCATCGAAAGCAATATTTACATCACTCTCTGGCACAAACTGCATAATACCCTTTTTTGGGGGAATTTGATTCAGAGTCAAAACACAGAGATCAGTCTTAGGGTAACGAACCACATCCGATTCAGTAAAGCTAACATTAATGTCGGAAGAAACACCTCCAGCACTATTGCATTGCTTTATACGCATGGTGGAGACCCCAGTGCGCTGTGGTATACAGTGATTATTGACAATGTACTTATTGCCCTTGAGACAAGTAAGTCGCATAACCATACACTTAAACTGCTCTGTGGGGACGACAGCATAAACCATGTTTTTTGAAATAGATTTCAAAAACTGATGAATGCTCAGAGATTTGGAAGACGTAATCTGAGGTGTCAGTTGGAACGAAGTTAAACGAACGTCCTCATTATACCACACGTTAGTCTCATCAGAATCATCCGGTTCAGGAGGCGTCCCAATTTCTTTAGTAGAAATAGGCTCAGATTGAGGGGTAACAACGTTGTACATGCGAAAAGCAGCATACACTGTCGCAAGAACCACAAGTGTACCCACCACAAATTCTGGTGTATACAAATCATGAATCCGCGATCCCATACGGCGGATCTGAGTAACCTTATAAGCACTCCACTGTCCTGCAGCCTTAAGATTGACATAGGCCTGCAGGTGCGCATGCATCCAAAGAAAATGCTTCAGTCCAGTATATCTGTATAGGATCGCAAAGAAATCCTTCCACACTAGGAAAATGCAGAATTGCATAAACCAAGCAGAAAGAAAACCAAATTCAAAGGATTGAATGGACTGCAATTCACAATCACACTCATCCATAAATTTGCTGCAACCACAACATATCACACATTTGCACAAATTAGAATCCAAGAAACAGTGACCACACAAAGTGATATTATTCATGGATTGCAAATTACGCCTTATTGTGTCATTATCTCTATCAAATGCCTTAATAGTCTGAGAAAACCATTGAAGAAAGAGATTGACATCACTGGACGTGAAAATCACATCAGTAGAGGCGCCCTGAGTACCATGTTGGTCGGCTTCCGAAGGAGAAACCTTCTTGACCACCCAATTCCAGCTGTCCTGATATCCAGGAACAGTAGGAACTTTCGTAGAATCCAACATACCACTACCATCATCACGTTGATACTCTTTCTTTACTGTGGGGACAATAATATAAGGAAAACGCCTTCTAGCAGCAGCAGGGCAAGAGAAATACACATGCGCGTTGAGATGCTCAGTGTTAGTAGTGGCCAAACAAAACCTCGCCTTTAAGGGTGTCCGTCCTTTCTCATCAAGCGAAGCTTGGTCTGGTACAAAAGGAACGGAATTAACCACTTGAAGGAACTCAAGGACAGAAGGATCACCATTTGCTGCCTTATTTGGATTCATAAAGGCAACATCATCGAGCACAACAGTATGCATGGAAGTGGAGAATCCGTCCCAGAATTTAGCAGCAGGATTTCGCGTATAAACGAAATGATCGTCCAAAGGAAGACCTTCCGTCTTAGCAAAATGCTTACAGAGAATATCTTTAATGGAGGATTTCCCAATTCCAGAGGCACCACACACTAGAACTGAAAAGGGAGCATCTCTGCTCTCTCTTGCTGCTTGCCTGGTAGTTAATTCAGAGTCAATCAAATATAAATTGGATAAACTCTTTCGAATAAAACGAGATTCTGAAGCATCAAAATCTTTTGAATGACGCAAAATAGCCTCGCCTTCTTCAAC